CCTCCTCCTGTAGTTCCACTGCTAGACTTAGCAGCAGGGGTCTTTTTAACATAAACGCCAGCTTTTGTTAAAATCATGCGAACACCGTTAGGTGATTCGTCTAGTTCGTCTGCAATACCTTTTACAATTTCCATAGAAGTTTCTGGAGTTGGTTCCATATCTTCATACATTGATACTGCCTGTGCTTTCTTATCGTCGTCCCAAGCCACTTTGCGTGTCCTCTTGTTAGGGTTTTTGTTACCTGGGCAATCACCCAGAGTTTTTAGTTGTTGTTCGTAGAATCTTTGTCCCATATATTCCTCGATTTCAGAATGGATATTATACGGCAATTTTAACCATGTTGTCAAGAAATATTTTTTACAACCTCTCCAAATTTACTCCATACTTTTCTAAATGAGTCAGCTTTCCCAACTCATATGCTGGAGCATAGGCACTGAAACCTCCAGACTGTACATTAGCGAAATAAGTATCTTCACTCTCTACTTTTTGTACGACATAGATACTGTAGCAAGGACAACCATACTTGGCTTCATAGTCTACATTTGCCATGCCTTTCTTACTAGCTAACCATTCTAGGTCTAGCCTCTCCTTCACTATAATCGTACTGTGGTAGACAGCAGACCAAGCAATCTCTCCCATCTTAAAGTCTTCGGCTACACACTCGTCAGGAAAATAGTGAGGGGTTAATCTTTCTTCTTTGTTGTTTGGTCGCGACGGGACTCCAACTCTTTCAAGAACTGCGCGTACAAACCCTGCTGAACGAAAGAGTCGTTTAGAAATATCTGATATAGTATCTCCTCCGAGGAAGCTCGAACACGCCTCATTGATTTCTGCATCAGACGCTGGCCTGCCTCGCANACCTGCTTTACGTTTTTTGGTATACTGTTTTTGCTCATCATATTCTTCTATAATATTACTTAGCCTAGTAGTGTTGTAGGCAATGTTTAAGATATCGCAGGCTTCTTTCTTAGTTATCGGTTTTACGGTAGTGTCCGAAGCTTGGGCTGAAGAACTCGGATTTAGGAGTGCTATCACCTTCTCGATGTTTGCTTTCGATAAGTTCTCGAAGCTTTTTTTCTTTACCCTCTTCACTTTTACTCTCCAATTCTAATTCTAGTTTAAACATCAAGCAACAAATTGCGTGTGCTAGATGTGAATAATTTGTTTCTTCGTCTAACTCTTCTTTGTCAAGATGAGAGAATAAATGCCTTAGACTAGCACTTGCATATCTGTTCTGCGCATCTGCAACGTCCCTCCAGTTCTCTTCACCATACTTATCTGCACCAAAGGTTAGTACTTTAGCTACTTCGAGCAAGGCTTTGGGAGGTAGTAAATGCATCTTAGCCTTACCACTATCGTACTTCTTCCCCTCACTCATGACAAAACTCTTTAATCATAGGAAAGAACTTATTGATTGTGTATGCACACTCTCGTGCAACGTCCATATGTTCTTTCTGTGTACCTGGCGTAGTTCTTACGTCAATGTAATGAATCCACGATCTTACAGTTCCTGACATATAAAGACGAGTCTTTGTTAAGCCTTCTGGAAGTACAGCTCTGGCCTGCTCTTTGGCAATNCCATTCTCAATAGCCCAGTTATATGCGCCTTCAGCTGCTGCTATAACTCTTTTCTGCGTAAGTATCCACTTTGCAGTTAGAGTATGGTCTGTAGTTTCAACACTGTTCTGTCTGTTTGCTTCATCCTGCATTCGACATTCTCTTAGCTCAAAAGGATATCCCATTGCCGCAGGGTCGGCATAGCGTTGGCTAAACTCTTGAAAAGCAAAACTACGGTGACGAACGATTTGATGCGCTATATCCCGTGTAGTATTAATTTCCAGAGTAATACTAGCCATCTCAAAAGGCGACCAGTGGTTGTGNTTAATTAGATACCGTACTAACTTCTCTGAAGTTTCAGTATTATACTGGTTACTAGGGTTTGATACTCTAGCCATCATTGCGATATCTTCTAATAAATTGTCGTGCGATGCTGATATTAATCTTACTGTCATTTTATTGTCCTGAGATTCTGTTGTTATAGTCGGCTAGTTCTTCGTCCCACCAGTGTGGTTTGTCTCTATACTTCCACGAAGCAAACGTAGCTTTGTCGAGCATATAGAAATTGCGATAAGACTGTATAGGATTATCATCGTCTTTTAACTCCTCTGTCATTGCCAAGGCAAATTTAGTGAAGCCGTGGTCTTCCATGTGTTTAGGTTCTGGCAAGGCATAAAGCATTGCGAGACTTTTGTGATCACTACCATAGCGATAGTGTGCTTCGCTACCAAGAGCAAAAGCATAGCAGTTTGTCCAGTAGTAATTCTCTAAGGAAGAACGCACCCATACACAACTAGGATGATTCTGCATTGTAGGTAGGTACGGAAAAATACGATCTTCCATAGCTAACTCTTTCTGCTCTTTCCGAGTAGTCTGAAGGATCTTATTCTCTTCTTTAGTAATCGGACGAGGTACAAAACCGAACAGATGATCTACCCAGAGGTTTGTATTAATAAGCTGTGCGGCTTCGAGTATCATCTTGTTGACATGTTTATCAACGTGGTACTCTGCAGACTTGTCGAGATCTTTGTCTAGGTAAAAAAGGTTGATTGCAGTTCTCCCGTAAATTGAATATGTATTATACTAGAATTGGGGTAACTTGTCAAGAAGTATTTTATGCACTTACTGATTCACCGCACCCACATTCGTTAGTGAGATTCGGGTTTACGAACTTAAAGCCTTCATTCAGACCTTCGTAAGCATAGTCTAGCGTCATTCCTTCAAGCATAGGGAGGGATTTGTTATCTATATATACGGTTAAGGCATCGAAACTAAATTGTTTATGAGTATGAAGATCAGCCCCATCAGAATACTCGAGGAGATAACTATACCCATGACACCCAGAAGGTACCAAACCCACAAGTAAAGCCTTTCTACTTGCGTTCGCCAGTTTTTCCACTGCTTTACATATCGCTTCATTTGTTACCTCTATCATCTTTTTGACTTTAAGTCACGTATGGCTGTTTTAATTGCATCTTCGGCAAGAACCGAACAGTGTATTTTTACTGGGGGCAGAGCTAATTCTTCGGCAATTTGTGTATTCCTGATCTGTTCTGCACTGTCGATATGCCTACCAATTGCCCACTCTGTTAGAAGTGAACTGGATGCTATAGCCGATCCACACCCGTAGGTCTTGAACTTTGCGTCAGTGATCATATCATTACTATCTACTTGGATTTGGAGACGCATTACATCCCCGCACGCTGGAGCACCTACCATGCCAGTGCCTACGTTTTTTGAATGTTCATCAAGAATACCCACATTGCGTGGGTTCTCGTAGTGGTCGAGTAATTTAGCGCTGTATGCCATTGTCTTTTACCTCGTTGTATGCTAGTTCACCCCTCTTCTTGGCTTCGCGTTTACGGTCTGTAAAGACTTTTGCTTTATTATACCTGCACTGAAACTTAGCTACTGGGTTCTTTCTCTTCATTTTTAGTCTCCGTGGGGAGAGTAACGTCTCTATAATAAACGATTACTTCTCCCAGCTGGCTAATATATCTCTTTAGCTCTTGTGTGTTGTACGACATAAGCTCATAATCCGCTACACTCATTGCGATAAATACTAGATCTCCACCATGCTTCTTTTTGATATCTTCTACGAACTTATCGAAATAGGTATAACCTTCGGGATATAAGCCGTCTTTGTTGGCTATTCTAGTGTCTGATACTACATACCAATTTGGCTCCTTGAGATTCAGGGGTCGTGGCATGATAGGTTGTGTGATTATAATCTCTATCGGTTTGGTTATAATCTCTACTTCACGAGGAGGTTGCTGTAGTAAACTGCATCCACTAATCGTTAAGAGCGTTAATGCGCTTGCTAATATCTTCAATTTCATTGAATACTTTCTCCGTGCCTTTGTTCACTCGCGTAGTCATTAAACCAGGTTTTGCACTAGCTAACTGCGCTATGTTATGTCTGCGAAAGATGTCCAAGTAGTCGGCCATCTGAGTTTCGTACTGTTGGTTCTGCTTCTGGAGATTTGCACTTGCTGCTACTGTCTTCTCCATGTTCTCTTGTATTGCGACGATTGTAGCTTTTTGCTCTTGATCTCGCAAGTCTTGGGCAAGTATTACTGCCGTTTGTTCTTCTAATTTATTTTGCATAGGTACTACAGCAGTATAGTAGTAGAGGTATCCCCCGACTCCCATCGCTGCTATAATCCCCATCAAAATTTTAGACATTTTCTAACCTAGTCATCAACCTCTCAGCACGATTGCCCACTTGACGATACCACTTAGAATCTCTACCCTCTTTGGCAGAAGTCTTATAAGCGCCCATGTCTAGTGCTTTCTTCATGTTTTTGAAGCCACTAAGTCGAGGCCGCCCAAGATTAAACATCATGTTGACGAGTATCTCTTGAACTTCCCCTTCAAAAAAGTCCCACCTATCATAAAGAACTCTGCACTCACTAACAGCAATGTCTAAGTCACGTTGGAACGCTTCGGTTACTCTTTCTGGCTCGACAGAATGCCCAACGGCAAACCCGTATTCGGGATCATCTTTTAAGATGAGGTGTCCTATTCCAAAAGTAGGATAACCTAGGTGATCTAAGTAAACTTCGTTTACTACTCCTTCGTCTACTGCTAATTGTTTTTGTACTTGTTCTCTATTCATGTGATTCTCCTATTACTTACATACCTGCTGCGCTAGCGTATATTGTTATAAACGGTAAGGCTAAACAGCTTACTGCTGTAACCATGTTGCATAAATAACACACGGCCTCTTTTCTCTTCTTCACTACATTTTCTCCATACTTCTTGGGTCTTTACCCAGTTGCAGCCTACTTCCTAAAGGGGAGACTACCTTCCCTGAATCTGTGCTAGTACTTTAGGCTTGAACTCTTCCCATCCACCAATTTGTACACCATCCACAATAATTTGTGGTACAGTTGTCGCGTTGGGGAAGATAGTTTTAAACTCTAGCTTAGTATAATCTTCGTCTAGTTTTAATACTACATGGTTGAACTCGTTATCTAACTGACACAGTTGCTTGCAAGCATTCTCTGCTTGCGTGCAGAAATTGCACTTGCTTTTGCTGTATATTACTACTTTCTTCACACAGCCACCTTACGACGTACCAGCTCATTTCGAAGAGCTTGCTTACGCTTAGGTGTGGTACTTGTGTTTTCATACGCACTTACCAACTCCTGCAGAGGAGTAGCGTGCATAAAATAATTAATCGTCTTATACTTCTTAGCATCGCGATTTACTAATACTTTTGTTGACTCTTTAAACTTAGCTGGCATTTTCTTGTTCCTCTCTATATTCTAGTTTGAATTGATTGTATACTTGTTGTGCTAAAAATTTGTTTGGAGTAATAAGATACACGTTATTTGCATCAAACACTCTGTAATACCCATCCTCAGACTCTTCTAGGACTAATTTATTAATCATCTAGTTCTATAAGCCCTCTATCTACCAAGTGCTCGATAGTGCTTTCGATTCCTTCTTGTTTGCCTAAGGCATGGCAAGTTAAGCCACAGCCTATCATGCAAAACATAAATATTGATAGTTCTAACATAAATTCTCCGTTTCTTGGATTGGTTTGTCCACTTCAGAATAACTATTATACGCACAAATAGGTAATAAGTCAAGAACTTTC